AATTAATTAATAAGAATAACAAAAATGATAATCTTATTAATCTTATTAGTCAATGAAAATCCCTGTTAAAACGGAGGGGGAGGGATTTGAACCCTCGAAGACGTTACCGCCTTAACAATTTTCGAGAGTGTTAAGAGTAGAGCTACAATCTTTGTGTCATAGGAATTCTGATTATTCTTTATAAAAATTTCCCCCATAATTCCCCACTTTGTTATGGTGAAAACTCCCCGTAGGGAGAAACACCAAGTGTAAACAAACAACCTAAGTAAATAGGAGTCAATCTTTATGGTAAAAGTTTTGACTTTTAAAAGCAATGTGTTTTATTTTCAAAATTATTAAGCTAAGATAAAAGAAGCAACCCATGTCAAGCGGTGGTAAAGGGTTGCTTACCTTATTTCTCATCAAGATTAGCAGAAATAAATCCAAAATAACCAGTAATAGCACTAGACGCAATTTGCATACTAGCCTGAATTTTCGAGTCATCCATAAATAGTGAGACACAAAAAATAACTAATCCAGTTATAGCAATAAGCTCAGGGCGATATTTCATAATATTACTCTCTAATTCTAAAAATTTTCATTGAGGCAACCCAGCCATCAGAGGAAAAACTGTGATCAATTTCTTGAATTTGCCACACCCCATCAAACCTACCAAAGCCTTTGATATTGAAATTAATTCCTGCAATTTGCCAAAATTCACCCTCCACAACTAAGTCACCTGACCACTCCTCAGCATTTGCCTTTCTTAATTTTTCCTTTGCTTTAGCTTGAGCTTCACTTAAACTTTCAGCACGTTCATTAATGACCAAAATATCGCTAGAATTATTTTCTCTTTCAGCCTTTATAAAAGCACCAATAGCCTGATCTCCTCCTACAAAATAAACTAAATTTACCCCTTTATAAATACCACTTAATTTTTTTGTAGCTGAAAAACTGGTAATTTCTTTTCGAGTAAGAGTAAAATCAGCAGGTTGCTCATCCAAGTCTTGCCACAGATAATTAATAATTTGATTACCCTGAATCTTGAATAAATGTCCATAATCCTCAGATAATCTTGTTAAAAATTCTAAATCACTTTCTTCATTCTGAGTAATCCGTTTAAAAGTAATAGCAAAAACACTACCTATAGAGGTTAATCCTTGTCTTGTGGCAATCAAGGTTATCAAATCACTGAGAGTTATGTTCTCATACTCTTGAGAACGTTTCTCTCGTAAATTTTTAGAAAAAGGCGTTTGTTGAGCGCCAATAGTAAATTTATCGCCACCATTATCAAAAGAAAATTCTAATAAATCAATCTCAAAATCTTTGACATCTAAGCGTCCACCTTCTCCAAAATATTGAAAAAAAGCTGAAATTCTTGCGCTAGTGGAAGGAAACCACTCATTTTGCCAAATCTTTTCCCTATCTTCTAATTCCATTTCAATACTAGGGGAACTCCCCGTTATTTTATCTGTGTAAGTGAAATTCAATAGAAAGTACGTTACATCATTTGTAATATCGGCATCTTGATAAGTGATGCCCACAAAAGGTTTTCTTACCGTTCCCATGGCGGTATAATCCTCCGAATAACTTGCTCTGTCACTGGTATAGAGATAATTACTCCTTCAGGTAAAATAAATAATCCCTGATATAAAGGATTCGTATTAATAATGTCAACATAATCGTAAGGATTATCTCTAAATTTAGATGCCACCGTATCCCAGCGATCGCCTAAGATTGTTTCATACCGATAAAAATTAGCCATAATAAATCAAGAAAGAAATTGAAATAAATTAGTATTAACCGTTTTTTGTACCTCTCGTAATTCTCCACCAGCAAACTCTAATAGTTCGACAGAAACTTCTAAAATAGCTACCGTGCCAGTGTCCTCTTCATAATGTATTTTTATAGGTTTTTCTTTGATAGAAGTAATAACCCATTGCCCTTTATAAATTTCTCCAAAAACAAAAGGTAAAGGTATTTTTTGACTAGCTAATTCTCTCAATTCTACTATTGCATCTTCAGGATCTATCAAGCGACGATGAAAAACTAAATCAAATTGAATCCGATTTAGATCATCCCCAACTTGTTGCAAACTAGCTTTTCCGTCTAATTTTTTGTGAGTAGCATAAGTAAACTCATTATTTAATTCAAAAGACTGAAAATCATTGTCGACTACTTGAAAGACTAAAGTACCTAAAATAGCAACAATCATAAATTAAGCCCTCATATATTTAGTACGCTCTTTCTTTTGCATAGCCTTTTCTACAATTCTAGCAATCTCAGCACCTTCCGCTCTTAATTGCTGAACAAAACTAGCTTCGTTCTTTGCACCGTTTAAGGCTATATTTACCGTAATAGGGGAGTCGCTAATCATCGAATTATTAGACTGACTCGAATTATTTTCATAATTAATTCCTTTAACTTCTGGAATAGTAGAGACAGAACTAATCCCACTAATTTCTGGAATATTTGGGAGATAACTAACCATCGTATTTTCTAATACCCCAATGTTTCCACGAATCCCCTCCGCCATAGTACGGGGTATTGAAGCACCCGAATAAGTAAGATCCGATAACGGACCAACTTTAGCATCCGAGAAAGGAAGGAAAGATCGAACCTGACTCATTGCACCACTAACCGCATCAGAAACCGCTCCCACACTTGACTTAACACCATTAGCTAAAGCACCCATCAAAGCCTTACCAGCATTCGTAAAAGTACCTACAAAACCCAAAACAATATTTGCCGCTTTATTTAAAACATTACTAAAAATTGGAGGCACACCCATAATCTTCTCTGCCCACGCTGCAATGGAGGCCGCAATCTTAAGCACACCTCCCACAATTGCAGCAACCCCATTCGCCATGGCAATTCCCACCGCCGCAACAAAACCAATTACCGTAGCAATCGCTCCCGTAAAAACTCCCACCACTGTTTGAAAAACCGCAGTCACAACGGCTTGAAAACCCATAAAGATACCATTAACAATCCCAAACTCTTGCACTGCACCAACAAAAACTTTAATAAAAGCAATAATTGCCACAATGGCCGCAATCGCTGCAATAATAGCAACAGCAATAGGAGCTAAAGGAGCTAGAAAAGCAACGGCCGCACTCGCCCCACTTGCCAAAGCAACACCCATACCAGTAAAAAATCCTGCCGCACTCAAGGACATTAACGTACCAATAATAGAAACTAAACTTCCTAAAGGAATTAAAATCAATCCCACCGCCGTAACAATTACTCCAAAAGCTACCGCAATTTGTAAAATCATCGGATTAACCTCAGCTAATTTACTGATAAATCCCGTAAATCCTTTGACCAAGGTTGTCAATCCCTCTAATAAGCCTGAATTTGCGATCGCAATCCCCAAACTAGCCATACTATTTTTGAGTAAGGTCATTTGAGCTTCAAAAGTATCCGTCATAGTAGCTAACCCACCATCAAGACTCGTTCCCTGTCCAGACATTGCCTTTTGCATTAACTCAAAAGATTTTCTAGCACCATTAGCTGAATTAGCCGTTCTCAAAGCCTCACCACCAAATTCCCCAAACATTGCTTCTGCTGCAATCTGAGCTTCAGGACCAGTCTTCTTGATAGCATCAAAAAGTTTTAACATTGCCTCCGTCCCCTTTCCTTGCAACATCATGTTTTGCATCTCTACCACTGAAAGACCTAGCATTTTAAATCCTTCTTGAGCTCTTTTTGATCCACCACCCTTAGCTAAAACACTAGCAAATTTCTCAAAAGCCCTTGCAGAAGTCTCAGGCACAATGCCAACATCTTGCATAGTTGCACCAAAGGCCGCTAATTGATTCTCCGTCATTCCTGCCGTTTTGTATAGTCCAGCCGTTCGCTTAACAAATTCAATAATTCCACCTTCTCCCGCCGCCAAAGAATCCCCTAGATTATTTACCACATTACCAAAAGTCTCTAATCTTTTAATATCAGGCATTCCGTCATTGAGCATTCCAAAGTTAGCGGATATTTTACCCACCGCTTCACCCGTCTCATTCGCCGATAAATCAAAAGCACTAGACATTTTAGCTACTGTCTTAGTTATCTCAATAATCCCACCTTTAGCAACACCAATTTTTGAAGCTTCTTCACCAATGGTGATTAAATCAGGAATAGACTTCGGAATCTCTTTACTTAAATCAATAAATTCTTTTCCTAAGCCATCAAGTTCACTCCCCGTAATCCCAGAGATTCTGCTCAAAGAAGCCATAGCGGTTTCGTATTCGGAAGCTACGGCAATTACTGCACCCCCCACATTCGACATGGTGCTAACGATGTTATGCCCCACCGCAGTCATTTGACCACCGATACGTTGAAACTGCTCTCCCATAGCAGATCCAGCCGTAGTCTGGTTTAAACTATTTAATTGTTCCTGTAAAGCCCGAAGCTCACCTAAAGCCTGATCTACCTCTGCTCTTATCTCTAACCTTAATTGTGCCTCACTCATCGCTTTTGCTTACTAAGCTCGTTAATTTTTTGTCTATAATTAATCGCCTGATGTAGCCAATACACGCCATCAGACGACTCAAACTCTAAAAACTCATTTAAGCTACAGCTCAAAACTTCACAAGCGAAAATTATATCTTCACTCGCACAAATTTCGGCTTTTTTGGTGTCACCAAAGGCATCAAAGCCTGAACATCCCCCGCTGGTAAATCGAGTAAATCATCGTATCTCAAAGCCTTATCATCTATCTTTATGAGAAAAGTAATTAACCAAAAAGCAATGGCACTAAGGTTTCCGTTCGACATTCTATTAGCTTTGTTGTCGTGTTTAATCTTGCGAGGTTCGATAACTTCTATTTTTCTCTCTCCTAGCAAATAACTTTTAGGGTAAGTATCAACTTGAACAGAGACTAACTCTTTACTCTCAAAAATCTCATCTTGAATCGTTAAGCTAACTCCAGCGTCAAAATCTTCCACTGTTTCCGCACTTAAGGGCGAATCATTAAGAGAACAAACCTCAGCAATCAAAGACGAGATAAATCCACCGCCATTAGATTGAGCCTGTAAAGCCTTGAGTAAATCTCTACCCGTAGCCATCCTCTTAATATCTAATTTCCCTTGCTCAATCTCTATATATCCTAAATTGCTCATTATTTACCTTATAAATTAATTAATCCACCATTAACACGAATTCCAAAAATGCTTGACGCATCTACCTCAAATAACACATCTCCATTCAAATAAAGACTGTAATAATCCACCGCAAAGGTAGTCTCAGGTTTTACTCCTTCTCCTTTAGAAAAAGTACCACCCATCATCATCTTCGGACGCACTCTTAAAAAAGCACTATATAAACCAGGGATAGGACCTTCTAAGCTAGTAAAAATAGCTTGATCACTTCTTAATTGAATTTGAGAAGTAATAACAGGATTGTGCATTAACCTAGAAATTTCGGGCGGTTGATGTAGCCAAACAGCCTTAGCCTCCATTTTGGCAATAGAAGCAGGTAATTCAAGAGTACCCACCATTCCTAAAGAAGAATACTCAACTTGCTCTATCTCAACTTCTGGTAAATCAAAACTCTCACATAGTCCCGTAGCCTCAAGACCGTCAACATAAACACGACAATTTGATAATCTGCGAATCATAATTAAATCCCCACAAGCTCACGGCCATTATTTAAAGAATTAGCAAGATTTACATTAAGATAACTCAAGAAAGTTATTCTTTCAGCAGGAGGAGACGGCAACATATCCACCCTAAATACCAACTGACCATCAGCAATTTGTTGGCTCGGATTATCGTTAGGATCATAAAAAACCCTTGACCCGTCTAATAACCCACCTTGATTAATCAAAGTACGCAAATAAGCATTAATACTATCTAAAATAGCATCAATTAAAGCATCGTTAATAGGGTAATCAACATACTGCATGGCAAAAGCCCGAATACGCTCATTAATCACTATTTGAGAGAATCTTATATTAATGAAATTATCAGGATTGGTACTATTAGGAAAAGCAAAATTTCTATTGCCCCATGTCCGAAGCCCACTGCCAAAGTAATTAATAACCGTAACAACTCCACTCGCATTAAGATTATTCGCTTCAGTACTCTCATTGCCGGGGATAAATTCGATAGGAAACTCAGTGCCTACAACTCCCTTAATTTCAGTATTAGAAGGACTCCACCAAAATCCACGAGCCACAATTTTATTTGCCCAAATCCCCGCAAATCGAGAAGAAAAAGGCTCTAAAACATTTTGATTTAAGATATTACGGAAAACTTTTAAGTAAGGATAACAACCAATCAATCGACTACTAGAAGAATTAAAATTAATTGTGCCATTAGGTCCACGCCCTGAAATAACATCAGTATAAGGAGTACCTAGTGGTGCATCAATAACTGCCATCGCATCAATAGTATTAGCAATCTGATCCATTGCTACCGCTACCTCATTCACCGTAGAATATCTCCCCGCAATCAAAATTTTAGGGAAATAACCGTAAAGGTTAAAACTATCTATAAGAGCCTGTAAACCAGTTCTATTACCTTCAACAGTAGTTTCTCCTATAATCTGAGCGTTAGTTACAGTATCAGGATCGAAATAAGTTCTAGATACTAAAACCGTTGCATTAGCTAGAATACTTCCTGTTGTTAATCGAGTAATAACACCAGTCGAAGTATTGACTGTGTAATCCGTATCCAGAACATAGGTTATTGTACCACCTGAATTTTTAACAACAACCTCTAGCAACCCCTCTTCCACCTGAATAGTATTATTACTACCAAATGTTTTAGACTGATTGGTCAAAGTAGATGTATTTTCGCTTACCCCAACACCATAACTATAGCTAACTGTGACCACTTCTCCATTCTGAGGATTAAGTATTGATCCCGCCGAAGTAACAACCCCAGTATCGTAATTAACAGTATAATCAACACCCTCAGTATAAACAGTACTAGTACCACTCGAACCGCTTGTCTCAGAGCTAATAGTAATAGAATCAGGAACAACAGGAGAATTTAAAGTGATTATCCCATCAGCAAAAGTAAATTCTACGTCAATAACATCAGTTTCTACGGATGTTGCACCACTATAACCGTCCAAAACATTGACAACAACTACAGTTACCCCACCGCTAGAATCAACCTGATCAAAAATAGCATTCAATGCTTGAGGAATAGTATAACCCTCTCTGTCACTGCCAAAATATTCAATCGCTTCTTTCTTATTTAGAATTTGAATAGGGCGATTCAAACTCCTTTTACTACTATCGACTAAATACTGTGGAGACGTACCCACTAAACCGATTACGCCTATATTAGTCTGACGCAGAGGGCGCAATCCTACATCAACGATCCTTGTCTCCGAACCATGATAAAAAGCCATCAAATCACCCCTTTAATTATTTAAAAAATTAACATTTTGGACACTAGGCGATTCACTCATATCAATAAACTGCTGAGAATAACCACCATAAACATAAGCAGTAAAACTGCCTTGAGCTACCCAGTAATCTTCAGCCATTCCCACAAATTGAGACTTATTTACCGTAATTGGGCGATAACAAAGAGTAGGTTGAAATCCCCATAGTAGATTACGGATTTTACTTAGCACGGCATACATAGAATTAGCTCCTCTCAAGTTTTTGACCCTAATGTCAAGACGATAGTTAACAAGCTCCTCAGCAGACTGTTCACCCAAAGAATAGCCCACTAACTCCGAAGAATCCCACTGAACCGATACCCAACCTTGACCAGCAACTGATCCCCAAGAAGTAGGTAATTCAGGTAAGGCTTGAACAACAATCCCCAACTCCTCTCTAATAGGAAGTAGCTGAGTAATAATTTCCTGTTCAATAGTGGAATAAGTCATAAGCTAAAAACCCTTTGAGCAATTTGCTGAATCTCTACTCGATCCCGATCACTAAGACCTAAGAACTTACGTTCAGGCATTTTACGAGTACCAGTCTGATGAAAAATACCGTAATTTTGGGTAGCCGTCACCACAGCAACATCCCCAGAAACAGTAGAGCTAACAGAACCAATCAAAGCACTGGTTTCTCTTAAAATTGCACCTGATTTCTTTACCTTTAAAGTATTAGCAGAAAGACTCGCCCATCTATTGCCATCAGGATCAGATTGTTTAGCAAAATTTAATTTAGTACTGCGTTCTTGATATAGTGCCGCTTTACGCAAAAAAGGAGTAACATCCCTTAAATTATTTGCCACAGCATTCACAACCTGAATAGCATTACCAGTAATTCTTACCTCAACCATTAGCTTGTCCTCCCCATACCGTAGTACGAATCAAAAACCCATTTATCCGTTGCCCTAAAATTTCATTCTCTTGATAAAACGCAGAAGCGATCGCAGGAGAATATCGAAATTTATAAGACACTCCATTTACGGAGGCATCTGCCAAGACTTCAGGCTGAATATCAGATGATAAAAATTTAGGACTAATACATCTACCTTCCACATAGATTTCCTCCTGATTAGATTCATTCATCAAATTAGCCATAGGCATCTTCTTTTGTTCAAGGAAACAAGATACAGAATAATCAATTAAATTATCCTCTAAATGCCCAAAAGCACCGTAAACAGGGACACTAGAGCGAACCTTAAAAGTAACAGTAGCATTGGCAAAACTAGAGAATGGTGTACTCATTTAATCAAATAATTCCTTCTAATTCCTTTATCCTTTCACTAATAGCTGATACCACAGTTTTTCGAGACTCTTTAGCCTGAACCTCCATTAATTGCTCAACACTATTAGATTTTTTGATGATTTCTTCAGCTTCTTTTACCGTCAACTCAAGAGCATCTAAAACACTTAAATTACTGGTATTTTTATCTAAAACAGGCTTAACAGAATCTTTGCCTAACTTTGCTGATTGGTGAGGAATAGGTTGATCATCCTCTCGACGAGTCGATACCTTAAAACCCTCTAAATCTCCCTCAATTTTTGGAGTTTTAGTTAACAAATCAATCTTCTTATGGGTAATCCAATTAGTAAAAACAGGATGTTTTTTAAGATAATCAATTTCAGAGAAAGGAATATTAAGATTAATCCCCGGCAACAAAGTAATCTCACCTAATCCACCAACATATTGCAAAGTCAAAGAGCAAGGATTATTATTGCGAATAGATACAACTTCCATTAAATACCCTCCCCATAACGCATAGACAAAGGTTTATTACACTGAATACCACCAGTTTTCAAGCGACAAATAGTCCGAATACTCAAATCCTTCTCTTGAGGTGGGCGTTGCTCAAAGTCCATAGGCACATGGAATTTAACCTTATCAGGGCGTTTGGTGTAGGTAATCATCATATCCACCCCACCAGTACCCTGTCCATTAAGGTAAGGCATGGGTAAAATAGTCTGAACACCACTAGGAGTCATCCGTTGAGTCTTTAAGAAAAAGCTACCAATAGTCTCACCACTAGCACTATTATTCGGATAAGGTGTCTCCATAATTAAATCAAATTGCTCTTGAGGCATTCCTAAAATTTGAGGATTTTCCGCACCATTAGTTGCGACTCGACTAGCAGAACAAAATTGACGAATATCTCGATAAATTTGCTCAGGAGTTTTAGTGGCAAAGGTTGTGCTAGAACCCGTACCATCATTAAGAGGAGTAAAAATCGGTACATTAGGAAAATTCAAGAATCCTAAAAGATTAAAATTAGCATCCCCTTTATATCCGAGAATATCTAACTTCCGTTCAATAATTTCTCTAGCACCGATTGCCATAGCACTATCGACACTCATCCCAGCAAATTCAGCCGCTTCCATATCCTCAATCCCATACTCATACGCATCAGCAATTGTACGAATATAACCAACCCTTTTCTCAGCATAGGCATTTACCAAAGGAATATCTGTTGCACCATTAGCTAAGATTGCCGCCTCACCAATAAAAGTAAGAATCTTATAAGCATAAGACTCAGCACCTCTTGGCAATTCAGAAGAAATATTCACAGCAGATCCCGAAGCCATAAGCATCTCAGGGAAATCTTGGCGAACTACCTCATTCTGTAGATATTCTAATTGTTCATTAAGAAAAATACTTGTTACCATATCACCTCCTACGGTAAATCAATTTCTAAAGTAGCCAAACCAGCTCCTGTCGTGACAGAAACCCATCTAGCACGGGTAATCTGATCCGCCCTTGCCGTATCAGCATCCGTTCTAAAATCTCCTGCAATCAAAGCACCATTAGTCGTATGGCGAAGAAAAACAGGTAAAGTCGGGTTAACGGCTGTCTCCGAGTAAACCTTACGGCGAGAAGATTTTGCTACCGTAATATCCTCTCCAATTTTGTACTCAATAGTTTCTGTCGTATTAAGTACCCCAAAACCATCGTCAGTTTTTGAATTTTCCTTGTGGGTATGAGCAGAGATTCCCATGAAGACAAAACCCGTTGCAGAAGGAATATTTACCTTAACTCTTCCTTCCGAACCAACTGCACCACCATAAACTAAACCAATACCAACAGGAATAACTTGATCACTATAAGCAGTAAGACATTCATCTTCTAAGCAATCAACTTTCATGCCCTTTAATAAAGTATCATTTTGGAAACCGTAACTTGTTTGAATAGGCATTACATGACACCTCCTTTATAACCCGTAGGCAATTCTCTCATCTTCCGTTTTTCGGCAATATCATTTTTTGGCTTTTTCCCCATACCACTGAAACCGTCAAAAATCGCATTAGCTTTACTAATAGCATCGGTTCTTTCATTAGGTTTTAAAGCCTCGTAAAGCCCTTCAACATAAGCGTCTGACTTATCGCTTAAGTCCGTACGGTTGTGTACCTTACTTAAATAAGCTCTTTGAATATCAGCGACTGCTAACCCGTAATCAGTCTTAAATTCAGCATCCTTCTCCTTAATACTAGGTAAAACCTCACTCCAAACATCCATCCTTGCTGAAATTTCAGCACTCAAAGAATCTTGTTTGGTGGCTTCTTCAAGTTTAATTTTCATTGCCTCAAGTTCACCCTCAGCTTTATCTAAACTTGTCTGTACCTCAGAAACTTTAGTCTCTAAACTAGCCTTAGCACTTTCTAAATCTTTTAACTGATTATCAAATTTACTTTGAGCCGTAGCGATCGCACTCGCAATATTTGGCTCGACCTGATAACCAATCCCATCTAAATGAACCGTTACCGTCATAATACTATCCCCATTTTTAACCTCAAAATCATCAATATCAGTACGAAAACAGTCTAAATGAACCTTGACATCTTCACCTGCTCTACCTTTAGGCAAAACAGCAAAGTGATTATATCTACGATTGACCTGCTCATACTTGCCATCACCCCGATCAACGATACTTGCCTTATAACCAGCCGATACCTGATTCTCACCAGATTCCACACTTTTGATTAAATCCCCATCAGTAATTACCCCCACCACTGTTAGAAAATTATCATTAACCACCATGCCTTGTTGCGTCATGCCACGCTCAAATTCACGGGTATTATTACTATCAATTAAAATATATCGGTCATCTTTACGAGGATGATTATGAGTGATAGGTTTACCCCACGCCGTATTCAGAGAATCTTTATCAAACAAAGTATCATGACTCACATACTCAGTCCTAGTTGAGCCATCATCATTGCGATAAACCAAATCCCCAGCACGACTAACAGTCATCCAAACCCGAAGATACCCTTCCTCAGTTTTTTCCGACTTAAAGATTTTACCCGTATCAACTCTAATCTCATTCATTGTTATATAACAATTAACTAATCAAAATTATAACACTACATTACTATTAATTGACTAATTATTAGTACATCCCTACAGACTCATCTCTTAATTATTATCTACGAACAACGTTGTCCGTAATTTTATTTTCCATTTTTTTAACATTCAAGAAGACACTGATCCAATTAAGGAATTTCACCATCATCCAGAGGCGGATCATAAATAGAAATATTAGAATCAATCTTTACTTTAAAATTATTTTGGAGAGCACTAACTAGATCAATCGCAAGGCAAAAATCAGGGTCGAAACAATTACCATATTTACCACCAGCAACAGATAATCGTTCCTTCATCTCCTTAATCTTTTCCTTTTTGCCATTATAGGTAATTGGCACATAACCTTCTATTAAATTATCAAAACTAATCACAACACCGTTTACATTTATCTTCATTTTTATTTTTGATTTTCCTGATTAACTAACAACATCCCAATCGTATAAGAAAGATGAGATGGATCTGTCTTATAATCCAGATGAGTAGATCTTTCTGAGTGTAGTCGTTCTACGCCCATACTTAGAACTTCAGTGGCGATATAACTCGATTTATCTTGATAAATTTTACCTACATAAGGGTTAATATAATGATCGGGATAAGCTGTTTCACTATCCTTATAGTTTTTGTTTCCAGTCAAAACGCTTAGTTTTTGTTTTGGACCAGTAGCCTTATCTATAACAAATTTTGCGGAATTATTAATTCTTGATTGAAAATCTACCTCAAAATGATGTGCCATCTCATGTAAAATACTTTCTGGTTTTCCAGATGCTCCTATATTAACGTAAGGAATACTATACAGATTTTTAATTCCAGCGTCAGCTCGTGGTTTAAGTTGATTTATTACAATCTTAATTTTAGGGGTGTTGAAAAATCCGCCCGTCAACTCAAAAAATTCAATTAATGCTTTTTGTGCATCTGGTTTTTGTGCATCTGGAATTTCAATATATTTTGAATCAAGGTTTGTTTTATCAAAAGTAATAAAATCTTCTAGCTTGTATTTCTTATTAAATATCTCTTGTCCTCTTTTTCTAAGATCTGATTTTAAATCCTGAAAAGCTATTTCATCTGATCTCATTTTTCCTGTTGGGGATACCGATTTATCCACGGGGGTATAATCACCTGGATATTTTGCCAAATAAAAATCGATAAATTCCTGTCCAATACGAATAGCCTCATCTTTTGTTAAATTCGTATTTGTGGGATAAGCTTTAGACGGCACAAAATTAGGTTTAGGTGGTGTAACTTTAGGTGGTGGTGTGACAGTTCCCGTAGCTTTTTTTGAGAAAGTAGAAGGCATAACGAAGCTAGGTTTTTTAGTATCAAAAGGAGCTTTACCTGTCACATTCAACCCCGTATCCTTCGCCCGTTTCATCTCCTCTTGCATCCACTTCAAATCATCTTTATTAATCCATTCAGGATCAACGGGCGCGGTAACGGTACGGCAATTATGGGTTACAATGGAATTGCTACGATAAAGCCCTGTTTCTGTAGAAAGATTATAAACATGACCAGAAAAATTACGCACTTGAATATCAATGACATCATCAGTCTCATCAATGAAGGGTTGACACAAAAAGAAATCAGTGTCAAGTTCGGAGTGGGTCGCAACACCATCTCGAAAATGGTTTCTGAGTACAGGAAGGCTAACAATATTACTGTCTCCACAATCGGAGAGCAATTGACTCAACATCACCTTGATGAAATTATCTTTCTTTATGCCAGTGGTCAAGGATACGAGGGAATTGCTAAGAGGTTCAATTGTGCGGGGAACGTCATCCATAGAATCCTTGTTAAGCAAGGTATCCCCATTAGAAATCGCTCTCAACAGCAACAAGCCCGAATGGATAATACGTCGCCCGAAGAGAGAAAAAGACTTACTAAATCGGCTAATTCCACAAGTCGAGGTAGTAAACAACCTCTCGATGTACTCAGAAAAATTGCTATCACTCACTTCAAAAAACAATCCAGAAAAATTAGCTCCTATGAGATAAAAGTAAACAAACTGTTGCACAAACAAGGGAAGTTGACTCTCCAGCAAGTGCCTATCCAGCAATATAACGCCGACATCGTTACTGGAAACATCGCCGTGGAAATACATGGGGGAATGTGGCATTGGCATGGCGATCATTTGATCAGAGCAAAGAAGCGTCTCGAAACGTTCCTTAATTGTGGGTATCACGTCATTTTTATCTGCTTGAGAGGTCGCAAAACGATCACCTCTGAAATTAGTAACCAATTGATCACCCTTATTGATTTGTTGAGCCGAGACAAATCCGATGTTTGTCAATATTGGATGATTGGGCGTGACGGTCAAATTGTAACCTCTGGAAGTGGTAATGCTGACAACTTCTCCCCTAAATGGACGAACAGTAATGCCAGAGATGCTACCAATGGGCGATACATTAGTGTCTCCCGTTAAACACTGAAAGTGATATGGTGGCATACTCTCATCAATTTTAATAATCTTCATATGCCGATAACGACACCAAGGAGTAGTGCGTTGATCAACCAAAGCGATAATTTGCACATACTCAGCACCATACTCCTTATATCGTTTAGTCGCCGCGCCATTCAATGCCGACAAAGTTTCAGTCCGAGCAATATTTTCCGCCCGTGCCTTAGTCGTACCCAAAGCACCCTGAATATTCCTTCTTAAATTAGCAACCGAACCACCATTTAAGAGATTAGTAGCCACAGCATCAATAATCTTCTTACTAGCATCCTCAGAATGATTTTGCAATCTTTTACTAGCATCTTGAGCGATCGCCGCCGACTCAATATTAATAGTGCCAAACTGACGAACTAAATCAGGGGGATTACTAAGAGCCTGAGTCATCAAATCAGCATACTTTACCCCATTAGCCGTTTGTAACTCAAGTAAATCTTTCATCTCCTTTTCAAATTGCTTCTTTTGTTTAGGAGACAATAATTGACGAGCAATTTTAAGTTGATTTAATTTTGATAATTGCACCTTAATATAATCAGGATCTGCACCATCAAGAGAGCCGTACAGTTTCACCATATCACGACTAACTTTAGCAAAAGAAGCATCAAGAGAACGTTTCAATGACTCAGTTTGCGAATCATTTAACCTATCCACAGCTTCTAAAGTTTTCTCTGTAATCCCTAACCAATCCTTGACAGCCATTAAAATTTAATAATGTAATTTAGGACAATGTAAGGTTGCATATTATTATGAGGTTGGCTTCCGCCGTTTGCGTTAACCGTGACATTCGCATTGTTGATGGTTATACCAGTCGTCGCTGGACTCGTATCTGGATATTCGGTTACAGTTCCAGCCCTTGTAAGTTCGTCACCACTAACTCCACCAGCCGTTTGAGAATCTTTAAAATAGGGATTTAATGAGTGAAAGTGACTGGGATCATTTATCCCATGTCCATGATCCGCCGTAGTATGTCCGTGACTAGGCATCTCATTTGTGGTTAGAGTATGAGTAGCCGAACCACCTGTTGCACCAATAGTATAAGTACCACCTACACCAACAGGCACACGAGAACTTAAATTAGGTAATTTAAAAGTTTCAGCCGAATCAGAACCGTAAATAGTACCTATAGCAGTAAATAATTGAGGATATGTTGCTCTTCCCACATTTGCACCATTACACAGCAAGTATCCATTAGGTGCAATATTTCCTGCAAATTGGTGAATTATTCCTGCCGCTAAAGGTTGCACCCCTAAAGGAAAAGCTGGAGTACCATTTCCATAAAGAGAGGAATCAGTTACCACCTCAGTTATGCCTACCGAACCACCACCACCGCTATTCTCTCTGAGCCACTCAGTCCGATCAACCAATTGCTTTAATTGTAAATTAGGTGAATTAATCTCATCACCGCCAAGAGCAACAGTAGTCGCTTCAATCCTAGTAACTGGACCCCATACGGGATTTTCAGAAATATCTACCATAAAATTTAAGCCTTATTTTTATACTTAAATTATATCATTTTATATGAGGAAAATTGATATTTGGTGGTATTAAATTAAGGTATTCTCCTATTTTGTGCAAAGAATTATCAGAATCATTAAAAACATTAATAATTAAAGGATTTAAACTCTTAATTAATTCCTGATGTCTCCACCACGTCTTAATAAAATCATCTTCTTTAGGTAATATTGACCCGTAAACTAACATTCTTATTTGATGAATATAATAATTATTACTAGGCTTAAAATGTTTTTTACAACTAACCAACCAATCATCAATATCCCTAGTTGTACAAATAAATTTAGCATTAGGAAATAATTGTAATAATTGTGGCAAAAAAGCAATAACAGGGGTATCAACCGCACCATTTCCCTTTATTAATTGATTCACTGAAGGAAAATGAATAATCTCTAATCCAAATTGACTCAAGGCATTGGCTAAACTTTTTGTCCCCGTCTTACTCAATCCCATCCCAAAAACCTTAATATCTTCTACAGAATTGTTGACCATCATAAAATATCTCTCCACTTAATCCCCTTCTTTTAATCGCTTCATTACTAGCTTTGAGAGCATTAGCCCTTTGGCTTTCTTTTTGGCTAGACATCCGCTTATTATGCAACCGATAATAATATAAAGGTACATTCACCTTCACAGGATCAGCAAAATCTAATTGCCTTAGTCTCAATTCATAATCTATAGCAAAATCATAATCAGGATTAATCCCACCACATAAATTAAAAAGATTAATTGAGTAAATTGTAAAGTGAAATACACAGTTAAAAGTTAATATTTTTTCATAGGAATATTTCACCCTATTTCTAGGAGATAATTTCATACATTTATTCTCATAAACCAACCAAAAATCAGAATAAATTAAATCATTATCAAGATAATTACTCATGATTTTAATAGCATCTCGACAAAGCAAATCATCATCATCAAGCCAACCTACATGACTAACTAAAACTTTGTCATGACCGAATTGTAAAGCCTTATTTCTACCTTTATTAAATTCATAAAACTCGACAAAAGGACAAATTTTATTAATGATTTTTATACTATCTAAATAATTATTAATATCATCATCTATAACGATAATCCATTGACTTGGCAAAACCGATTGAGTAGCCACCGAAAACGCACATTCAATCAACAAATCAGGACGATTCTTTGTAGTGGTAATTAACGCTATTTTATTTTTTAACATAACAAAAATAACCAATTATTAAAGAGCTGAATAGACTCTTTTTTTGTTTTTTTTTCCTAAACTCCGAACATTTAAACCTAAACTCCGAACACAAGCTCTGATCATTTAAACTTAAGCTCTGATCATAATTATCCTCTTAGAATAGCTACAAAATCTTCAGGTAGATTATTGTTGATCGCCAATCCTGCCCATACTTCTCTATCTTCTGGTGTCGCTTGACCCAAATAGCAGACAAAACCCCATATCGAAGTAAAAGC